CTTCCCCTTCACGGATGAGAAGTTGGTCGAGCTTGTGCCGGACGCCAAGAGCAAGGCCATCGTGGAAAGAGCCCGTGGCGGTGACCCAAACGCCGAGCGCATCGTGAACTCGATGCCCACCGACATTGTGCAGGCAATCCTAGAGGGTCGGAACCCGGTCCTCAACACGGACAAGGACGCTGGCTCTTTCGTTTATACCCTGGAGCGGAAAAGGTCGGACTACGAACCTCACGGTAAGTCCATTCTTCAGCGGTGTTTTCTGCCAGGCACCCCCATTTGGGTCAGTCGAGGTGGTGTGCCCCAAGAAGTACCCGTTGAGGACGTTCAGAACGGGGAGATGGTGTTGACCCATAATGGTCGGTTCCGATCATGTCAGGTGGGATCTCGCTCCGTGGATGAAGAGATCACCGTGATTGACGTGGAGGGGATCCAAGATCCTTTGCGTCTGACATCTGAACACAGAGTGATGCGAATTGCCGAGGACGGTACCGAGGAGTGGGTTGAGGCCCGGCACATGCGAGTGGGTGACTTGGTGCGTGAAGCACACATCGCTCCTGAGAGTGACGACGTTCCAAGTGTTGTTGATCTGGTCGAATGGTGGCAGGGTCGGCAGTTGTTGTCGACCAAGAGGGGACGACCAAAGCTGGGACTGTCAGAAACGGATCGTCAGTTGCAGGTGCTGTCCAGTACCGCAGATTCAGAACTGACTGTTTGTTTTGAGTACCTGTCTGATAACAGAAATCATTTGCGAGCAACAGAAGGTTTGACTCGACTTCTGCAATGGGCACACAAGCTCACTGCACCCGTTGTCAAAACACAATCTGAGGTGGCCCTGGAAGCGGGGGTTTCCGCACGGGATGTACGGGTCTATGCCCCCAGGTTGCGGAAAGAAGGTTTACTCAAAACGGAAGCTGTCTCATTAGGCCGAGGTAAACAGGTAACATGGTACCCATCTACGACGTCTGAATTACCGTCCGTTCAGACCACAATAACGTCTCCAGTTAGTTCAATTAACGTTACAGAGGAGTTTTGTTACCTCCTTGGGACATGGTTGGGGGACGGTTCCATCTGGACAGAAAAAGAGACCCTTTTGAACGTGCATTCTCTCAAGTGGTCCCTCCATGATGAGGGAATGCGAGAAAGGATTCGGGGTCTGATCAAAGAGTGTTTTCCTGGTGTGGACATTATCACTGGTTCTCTGATGAGTAAAAAGGGACATCAGGGTGACGTTCGTGTGGAGGACCCCCTTCTAGCCCGTTGGTTCCTTGAGGAATTTGGGCACGGGTTCGATGGCAAACATCTGCCGGAATGGGTTTTCAATCTTCCTGTGTTGATGTTGCGGGCTCTCCTTCAAGGAGTGGTTGATACGGACGGATGGGTGAAGAAGGACGGAACCACTTTAACTATAGACTTGAGGAACAAAGTCCTGGTACAGCAGCTCCATCTGTTGGCAAACCGAGTGGGGTTTCATACTCAGGTGCGGAAAACAATCCAGCGTCCGCACGTTTGGAAAAGAAAGTGGGAGAATCAACAGGGAGCACAGGAAAAGACGTACTCCTACGAGGAGCGGGAGTGTTGGAAGGTTGAATGTTGCCGCTCTGATGATATCCGGGCATGGACAGAGGGGGGGCTAAAAACCCCCACCTTGAGTGTTCCCCAACAGAAATACACCTGGTGTTCCCGTTTTAAGGGGGGGCATCTCACCCGTAAGGTCCGAGATGTTAGAATTCGCCCGTACCAGGGAGTTGTGTACTCCTTTGGTGTTGTTGGGGATGAGTCCCATATAACTGGGGGCATCACTACTCACAACTGTATGAGAACTCTCGTCTTTAGAGACAAAGTTCGACAGTCGCTCACATCGATAGCTTCCCGACATATGACACCTTACCGTCTGGTTTATGCCGAGGACATGAACGAGGAGCAGACCGAGGCCCTCCGTGAGCAAGTCGACTTAGCTCTTCAAGACCCTGACTACTCAATCGTTACGAACTTCCAGGTCAACTGGGAGGAGATGGGTGCTGACCAGCGGCTCCCGGACTGGTCCTGGGTGTGGGACAACACGAATCAGCAGCTTTATGCTGGTCTCGGTGTGACCGAGGCTCTTTTGTCAGGTGAATCCAGCTACTCTGGGGACAGGATTTCCCTGGAGGTCATCAACAGCCGCTACATGTTCCTGAGGGAGGTGCTTCAGGACTTGGTGGAGGAGAACTTCTTCGAGCCAATGTGTCGCCGGATGGGTTTTGTGGAGGAGGATGAGGATGGGAACATGCAGGTAATCGTTCCTGGCCTGTCCTTCACCCGGTTGGCCCTGCGGGACACGGCGGACACATTCGACGCTCTGTTCAATTTGTACCAGAAGGGTTCGTTGGATATTGATGTGATCCTCGATCTTATGAATATCGATCCGGTGACCACCCAGGAGAAGCTCAAGCGGGATCTGTTCACGTTGAATGATGCCACCTTCAACGAGCTTCTCCGGGGCGTGTATGGCAAAGCTGGGGATCTGCTTGTGGACGGTACAACCATCATGGAGAAGATCGCAGAGAACCTGGGCCTCAAGTATGTGAAGCCCAAGGACGATGCCGGTCGTTTCTAAGCCTATCCCTTCCCTCCCTTAGAGGGGGATCTATCGTGAAAAGAGCCGACGCAGAAAACGGGAAAAAGACGGGTGACCGTTCAGACGTTGGTCTGTTTATCCCTCTTCCCGGAGATTTGGCATCCCAGTTTCCTGATCTAGGTAGCAACGACCAGTCGGTGCCTCACTCCACCTTCCTCTTCGTAGGATCCGTCCCGCAGGGCCGGGAAGAGCGGCTGCTGGAGGTGGTGAGGGGTGTGCTGGCAGAGTTGTCCGGTCCGGTCCGGGCGCAACTGGCGTCGGACATTGAGTACTTTGTACATCCGGCCAAGCAACGTCGGGTGGCGGTCCTCCCCGTCCGTTTTAGCCATGATCTGGCGGCGATTCGATGGAAGCTCCGGGACGCTCTGGTAGATGACGGGTTTGATGTGGATGACAGCTTCCCATTGATCTACCGTCCCCATGTGACCTTGGAGTATCTTAACGACCTGGACGAGACCTATGTCGGGACTGTCCCGTCCGGTGGGTGGTCCCTCAACGGGATCGAAGTCTGGGGTCTGCCCCGTGTGGTGGAGGTCCCCTTCAGCAGCGTCAGCAAGTTGGCCCACCGGCATGTGGAGTCCAAGGCCCACCACCGTTCCGTCGCACTCATGAAGTTCCTTTCAGGGGTAGCCCGGAAGCTGGGCGTTGGTAACGACGTGTACGTCGTCGGTGGTGCCGTCCGGAACTTTGTGCTGGATCCCACGGGTCTGAAGTATCCGATTAAGGACATAGATGTCGTCATAGATCCTGTAGCGCTCCGCCGCCCTGACGCCTCCGACTGGTTCGCCCAGAAGGTGAAGCGGGCCATCCCCGTGGACGTGAGCCTCGTGACTAACTCGTATGGGGTGAGCATTGTTACAATTACGGGGGATTGGATCCTGGATGGTGTGTCCATGGCTGGGGAAGTCATAGAGATCGCCAACGCCCGGACCGAGTCCTATGGCGGCACTGCTGGTAAGGGTTACAAACCCCATTTGGTGGAGCCTGCGACCATCGAAGAGGATGTTAAACGCAGAGACTTCAGTTTTAATACCCTCCTCTGGCGGATGCATGACCTTGCCAACGGCCCGGATCAAGTGGCGATTCTGGACCTGACGGGCTGCGGGATGAAGGATCTCCAGGATGGGTGGATGCGCTGCCCCTCCAAGCCGGACAGGACCTTCTCGGACGATCCTTCGAGGATGGTCCGAACTATAAAGTTCATGTTGAAATACGGTTTCAAGATCAGCTCCGAGGTCAAGGCGTCCATCAAGAAGAACGCCCCGAAGCTCAAGAACATCCCACCGGGGCACCTGTCCAATATGATCATTGAGACTTTCTTCACGCCCGGTGTGGGAAAGAAGGCCCTCCTGGAGATGGACAAGCTGGGGCTGCTTGAGGTGACACGGGACATCGCCAGGAAGGATAAGAAGTTCCGGCAGGCTTTGGCCAACTGGGCGGACGCTCATGCCTCCGTGGAGTTCATCTTCGATCTGATGGATCTGGGGATGCCTTCCGGCAAGCGGTTGGGTTTCCTGAAGCCTGCACAGAAGGATCGTGTACGGGAGATCACCGTACAGATGGATGCCGATGGGTCGGATGCCTTTGTGCGGCTGTTGGAGCAGCCGGGCAAGGTCCTCGACATGCCCGGACTCATTACAGAATATGGGTTCAAGGGTGCTGAGATCCGTGCCCTTGTAGAGGCAGCCCGCACGGCTCTGTTGGACGAGCCTCTCCTGGCCTCGTCCGGTCGGAAGTGGGAGGACAAGATCCGGCGCAGGCTGGGTAAACCTGCTGGGAAGACCGCTGGAAATGAGGCTCATGTGGTAGCCTCTAAGCCTGTTGTGATTGACGAGGTTCACCTCAAAAAGCTCAAGAAGGACTTCCTCACCTTCACCCGACAGATTAAGAAACCGAAGGACTACGACCAAGCCCGGTATATGGCTGACGCCTATACTCGTTGGCGGGTGCAGTTCGAGGATTTCATCAAGCGTCTCTGGAAGTACATGGATGGCCTTCACTGGAGGCATCCGAATTTGTTCTCTGAAAACGACAGAGACTACTGGCGTCGAGTCGTTGGGGAGGATACCTGGGTCCTTCAAACTGAGAACTTCCCGCTACAGCATCCTGATGACTACTGGACAGAGGAACAGTGTGTTGCTGAGTTTGAGCAGCGACGTGGGCCATGGGTCCGAAAAGTTCAGAGAGGGGCTCGGGAGGCTTGGTCCCGTCTTGATGACTTCGTCTCGTGGATGGAGACCAACCGTCTCCAAGCGCTACAGACAGAGGGGGACAAGGTCACACTTGAGTACCCCGAGGTTTACAAGGAGAACATCGACGGTTTCCAGTTGACGTTCAAGGGAATCGAACCGGATGACCGGGCGGAGGTTAAGGGGTTCTTGGCAGGGCTGAAGAGGTATAAGGCACTGGCTGCGAAGCGTATGCCCCTTCTTCTTCGGAGGAAACTCCCCATCGTCGTGAACAGTATGGGTGAGGTGGGGCTTGAGTGGGGTGGTCAGTACCACACCCGTTACATTGATTTCAACCTTGCCTCGTCCAGTAGCTCAGGGATACAGAATCGCACTGTTCATGTCTTGGCTCATGAGATGGGGCATCATATCTTCAAGTCTCTTGGCAGTAAGTCCCGGAAGTTCTGGGACACCCTCATCCGGGGGGACATGGAGCCGTTGGATCTGAAAAAGATTTACCCCCTGATGAAGGCGGGGGAGGATCTTCAGTGGCTTGCTTTCGACATCGAGGAGAAAGATCCAATCCTTGCCCTCCAGTTAACAGGGGTGAGCGAGGACTGGCGATGGAAGCACAATGTCCCGACTAAAGAGAAGGTCAAGGAGTTCATTGACGGCGGTGAGGTGCAGATCCATGTTCCCAAGCGCCCCATCACCTACTACGCCTCAAAGAACCCAGAGGAAGCCTTCTGTGAGGTGGTCGGGCTTCTGGTTGCCAATGGCCCTGGGTCGGTGGACAACGAGATCCTCCACTGGCTTCGGGTGATCGTACCGTCAGCCAAGATCGCCAACCTCCAGGGTGTGGTGGAAGTCCCGAAAAACACCCACCCAGTCAAGGTGGAGCCGCCCAAGGCCAAGAGGAAGCAGTTTCCCTTCGTAGGGTACATCGACTTCCAGGGCATCAAGATTGACGTTGAGAATAAGCAGGGGGACGTGCGGAAGGGTGTCAGCCCTGATGGTGAAGAGTGGGAAACCCACATGTTCCACCATTATGGCGAAATTCGGAATACTGAGGGTACAGATGGCGATAAATTAGATGTTTATGTGGGGGACAATCACGACTCTTCCCTGGCGGTCGTTGTCCACCAGCAGGATCCTGACTCAGGCAAGTTCGATGAGGACAAGGTCATGCTCGGCTTTGATTCGGTCGAGGAGGCCATCGGAGCCTACAAGAAGCAGTACGACCAGCCTGGGTTCTACGTTGAGGGCGAGCACCTGGAGATGCCCATAGGGCAGTTCTGGCGCTGGGTCAATGAGGACCGGAACAAGGGTAAGAAGGTCAAGGATGCTGTTGTGCATACAGCGGCCCAGCACGCCCCCTCTACGGCCCCGACGTGGTTTCCCGAGGTAGAGGGGCGGGTCACAGACATAGCGGCGTCAGGGGACAACGACGAGGGTTGGAAGGCAGCGTCCCAGCGGAGGACTGCCGAGCATAATGACGATTACCAGAGACGGGAGAAGGTGCTGCCGGAGGACCTAGACTTTGCCCGGAAGCACCATCTGCCCTTAGAAGAGGATCAGTATTGGGGCACTGTGGTGCCCCTTAAAGCGCTTTATACAAAGCGTCCCCAATACCACATTTTTGGCATGAACTTAGGTGATCAGAAGCGGTTTGTTTTCGCATCCATTCCTTTGTCCTTGTTAGTCCCGGCTCAAGAAACTGTCTCGTTGATAGGGCTGCATCGCTACACCGAAGGAAATGTGCGGAGTGACAAGGGTGTACCAGAAGTAGTGCTCTGTGAGTCAGCTTTTTTTGTCATGGAGGGGCACACCCGGTTGGCCGCAGAGAGGCTCAGAGGGCACTCACGGGCCGAGGTGAAGCTGTTCCTTTATGACGGTAAGAAGTTTCGGAAGCCTACAGATGAGGATCTGCCCTCATCTGTGCGGCTCCTTAAAAGGAGGCGGAGAGCAACCGCCGCCCAGCGGATAGCAGATCGTTACGTTGAGGGCCTGCAGATCAACCTGAACGTGGGTGACCCCGTTTTCTACGGGAAATGGAAGTCTTCGCCAGGTACCATCAAGGACTTCAAAACGGATCCCAAGAGCGGTGACCCTGTTGTGACGGTCGAACCTTATCCGAAGGGACGCAAGAAGCCGAAGGATCTCAAGCTCCTCAAGATCAGGGAGCGGCAGCCCAAGCCAGAAGAGAAGAAGGCTGGGATGCTGGAGCCGCCTCCGGCGATGGTGAAGTCTGTCCTTGAGTGGGTCATGGCCGTGACACAGAGCACTAAGGCGTTCCGGGCCAAGGAGGATTTGGCAAAGGCTCAGGATGTCCTTCAGGCGTTGACAGCACTCAAGCGGGACATGACGAAGCAGCGGGGTGTTCTTGAGGACGCCGTTGCGGATCCGAAGGTCGGTGTCCGGGCCGAGTACGCAGCCCTTAAGCAGTACGTGGAGACCCTCTTTGAGGACAACCGGAGGACGGCGGTCTTTGTGCAGCGTCTCGTGTGGGGGCCTCCCAAGTTCAAGAAGTTCACTGAGGCCCACAACAAGGGTGACCTGCCAAGGTATGTGAGGTCAGTCGGTGACGAGGTAGACGAGGCCCTTGCGGACAGGATGAAGGCCGTTAAGGGACAGGTCCAGAAGCTCCGGGCCGGGGCCGGTGGTCCCTCAAAGGTGCAGCCAATAATGCCCGGAAAGGAACTGGTAACCCGGATCCCCGTAGATCTGCGTGGGTGGAAGTACGAGGGGCAGGTTACCGTAGAGAAGGGGGTCAAGGGACTTGTAGATGTCATCACCAAGGCCATGGCCCGTAAGACGGACATCGATGAGGAGTCCCGGAAGTTCTTTGACGAGTTGATGGAGGGCAACAAGAAGCAGTGGCAGTCTATCGCTGTAAAGTTGGACCCGAACCAGACCCCTCACGGGAGATGGCAGTCCGCAACCAAGATGCTGACCCTGAAGTTCGGTGGTCCCGAGAAGGACGCCGCATGGTACCGCCCCCTCATCGAACATGAGTTGCGGCACGTTGCACAGGATCTGATCAATTTCTCCGAGGGTCTGTATGACAGAGGGGGCCGACCTTCTCGTAAGATGCTTACTCCAGACTACACCCAGCAGGACGAGGATGCGGCGAGGCAGAAGCTGAGGGCCGTGGGCATCGATCCACGTCAGGTAGCGATTCATCATCTGGACGATGTGGAGTTCTACACGGACCTGGCAGACGCTGTCGGAGAGTACAAGAGGCAGCAGCCAAAGTTCGACCATCTCCCTCGTAATGAGACCATCAGGTTCTTTGTGGGTGGGAAGGCCAATCCTGAGGTGGCACAGGAACTTCGCAGTTTGCGGATGCACCCCCTCCCCTTCTTCACGACGTTGAAGAGGGTTCCTTCCGCAAGGGGTAAGTACCAGAAGGCTGTGAATGAACTGCTTAAGGCCACGGGCGGGTCCGCTACCAGGGTGGCTCTCCGTTACCTCCAGGGGAAGCAGGCTGGCGTGTTCCAGGGGCCACCGGCGCTGTTGAAGACCATCCAGGAGTGGGCGCTGGCCACCTACGCCGGACACATCCTCGCTGGGGTTGAGACAGACCTAGAAACGATCCTTGACGCCAAGGGGCCGATCAAGAGGGCCATCCAGGACATGGGCAAGGGATACGATGAGGTCACTAAGGCGGGCAGTCTTTCCGTTGGCGGATCCTTCAAGTTCCCGATGACGGACACCTTCGGCGGTTCCAGTAGTCTCTCCAAGAGTGTCTGGGGGGTCAAAAGGACGGGGGAAGACGTCTACCTGATCGGGAAGGGTGACCGTTCCGTTTCCTGGAAGCCCCAACAGTTGCCCTGGCAGTGGGGTCGTGGACCGTGGACCCTTGAGGAAGTCAAAAAGCATCTGATGCCCTACATCAGCAGGGCGACGCAGAGGATGCGGTCGAAGCTGGATCAACCTGTTGTTGACCCCAACATGCCCAAGGCCGTGGAGTTAACCCTCCTGAAGCGAAAGTGCCTCCAGTACACGACTAAGGCCAAGCATTACTCCGGGAAGGCCACCACTAAATTCAAGCTGGATCTGTCCGGTTGGAAGTACCTACCCAATCCCCGAGAGGCCGAAAAGCACATCAAGGATGAAGAAGGTTGGGATGTGGTGAAGGTGGTGCTGGACTTCAAGGGGAGCCAGACAAAGGGCGGCTACTGGTCCCTCAAGGAGAGGACCCTGGACGTAGAGATCGGGGCCGGGGCCACCAGCCACTATATCCGAACACCAGAGCAGGCCCGGACGGTGTCTCTGTTCGAGACAGGTATAACGCAGATCACAGGGACTTGTCGTCATGAGGTCCAGCATATTGGACAGGATGCCCTGAGGCTCGCTAAGGGATTATCGGAGGACGCAGGTCTCCCTGGCCGCACTCTACGGAACCCGGACTTCACCCCCGAGGGGCGGAAGCTGCACGTCCCTGAGGGGGATGCTCCTTCTGGGAAGGTACACCCGCTTCGGGATGTGGAGTTCCATACCCGGATCCAGGACGAGATAGAGAAGTTCTCTCGCTTTGTGCGGAAGGGTGTTGTCGCCAAGGCTAAGATCAAGGAGGCCCTCCATATCTGGGTGGGGGCGTCCCCCGAGAATGAGATGAAGGATCCAGACGGCAAGGTCATCATGACCACGCAGCAGTTCTTCTACTCCCTGCGGAAGTACGAGAAGGGGAAGTGGCAGAAGGCCGTCGATGAGTTCAGGAAGGGTCTTATGCGGAAGGGTCTCCGGATCAGTTCTGAGGACATCCAGTCGGCCATGACGCAGAGGGTCAGGCAGGACCAGGAGTACTTTGCCTCGCTCTTGGGCACTGTCGCTCAGATCCAGTCCGAGATCGATGCTCATCCCGATTATTACTCTACATCGGACAAGAACAGGAAGCTCTGGTTGGCGTGGAAAGATCTGGCTTTGCTAGGGGATCGGCTGGCCAGGGCCGTGTTGGATCAGAAGAGCATCCCGCCGGGCAAGAATAAAGCCTTCGAGTTGGCTGCTCGTGCCTTCATCTCTATACGGGGGACTCCCCGTGACATTGAGAAGTGGATGGTGAAGAACAAGCGGCACATCAACCTTCTCAACGACACCGTAGACTGGCCAGACAAGTCAGAGGACGAGAAGCTCAAGGTGGGGGCCTTTACGGTACACAACACCCTTGGGTTGGAAGGGGCGGACCTTGACCGAAGTAAGAAGAACGTTCAGAAGGCTGAGTCGCTGATTCGTCGGATGCCCTTTCCGAAGGGACTCAAACAGGTTCTTTATGGGGACGTTTACATAGTAGCTCGGCTAAACAAAACCAAAACGTGGGCCTTCTACTACCCTCGGGACGACAACGTCTATGTCAGGGCTGACACCAAGGGTGTGTTGGGAGAGACTCACAGCCTTATTCACGAACTGGCTCATCGCTATTGGGAACAGTTCGCATCCGTTTCCAAGAAGCACGCCTGGATCCGCCACCACGCCCATATGTCCGGCAAGAGCATGCCCGCCGAGAAGATGCCGATGCCGAACGTTGGGGAGACTCTCCCCCTCAAGATTCCGGGTGCCCCTCGGGGGTTCGAACCTGTGGTTTCCCATGTCCATGCCGGGAAGTACTGGTTCGATGTGCCCTCCAAGGATGGGAAGACGACCAGGACGATGAACTACCCCGTCCACGAGATGGCGAAGTTCCTTTATGACCGGGACGAGAGGACAAAGCGGCGGGAGACCTTCCCGACCCCCTATGCAGCGAAGAACGCTGAGGAACACTTCTGTGAATCCACGGCATTGAGGGCATTGGGCAAACTGAAGGGGTCAAACTTGGATGAGTACGACCGAATCTGGGGTGGCTCAGGGGGGCGGGTGGCCAGTCAGGACTCATCAGTAGAGGCCAAAGTGGACTTCTCTGGCACTCGTTGGGTAGTGGCACCCCCGTCCAAGTTGGACGAGGCACAGGCTGAAACCGTTTGGCAGGTTTATCATACATCCTATGGGAACCTTGGTGAACACATCTCAAACCTGTCGGAGCTGTTGTCCAAGTACCAGTTGTTCTGGCTCGTGGATGTAGACGGGGATGAGAAACCGGATGCGTTCATTGCCTATAAAAAGACCCCAGCGGGTAAGAAGATAGGTGTTATCGGTTCTGACGGGTCTCCGTTGGCCAAGCGACTAGTGGTACGGAAACTCCTCCAGTTGTTTCAGGGCAACGGGTACTACGTCGAGGCTTCGGGACGACCGGCACAAATGCTAGACTCCGCTGGGGTGCCCCATGTGACGGATCAGGCTGATGTGGAGGCCGTGATGGCTCCGAAAAAGATCCACTGGTTGGGGGACGGTAAGTACACCAGGGCCATTGGTGGTTTGGGGACGAAGGAGAAACGCTTGTACGGACATCCCAGGATCCCACGAGCACGTAAGCAGGCACGTCGGTTGGCCACCCGCTGGCTCAGGTCCTCTGCGAGCATCCCGGCCCAGCAGATTGCAGCACGTTATCTGGAGGCCGGTGCCTACCCCACAAGCCGTTTGGTGGAGGGTCCACTCATTGACGGGCATATCCCACCGAGAACCCCACAGGGACGGCCTCCGGCGTATTTATACCGCTCTATGCCGGTGGCGGAGTACGAGGCAGCAGTGTCTCGGGGTCAGATGCGGGGGCGTCCGCTCCACGCCGCAGGCGAGCCTGTTTTCTACACCCTCAACCCAGGCGAGAACGTCCTGGTCGCAATAGAGTACCGTGACCGAGATGGCTGGGACTCCAAGGTGGGTATGGGAGGCAGCACCATTTACGCCATCACCCACGACGCTATTCCGATGTCGAGAGTTGCTGAGTTGGCACGGGGGGCCAAGGGGGATCTGAAACGGTGGAAGTCCGCTGCCAAGTTCAAGGACAAGAAGAAGGTCAAGAAGCAGGATGGCGGCGAGATGACCGGAGGTAAAGCTGATGTGTTCTTCTAACTTTATCGGACAGGTTTATTCCTTGCATGATCCTGTGACACAGGAGTTGCGTTATGTTGGACAAACAACACACACACTGGAACATCGTTTGAAACAACACTTGAAGCAGTTGAAAAAAAGCACACACAAAAACAACTGGATTCGGTCTCTTCTTCCTAGTCGACCTTTGATTCGGCACGTTTGTTTCGCTGCCTCTCAGTCTGAATTGGATCTTCTGGAGATAGGCCACATCGCAAAAACAAAAACCTCTGGGTGTCGTCTGACTAATGCAACTACAGGGGGGAGGGGAGGGAGGCATTCTGCTGAGACCATCGCAAAAATGAGAGTGGCACACACAGGAAAAGTGTTTTCACAGGAGGCTCGACAAAACATGTCCAAGGCAAAAAAGGGTCATCCTGTTTCGGAAGAGACCAGACGTAAAATTGCTGCCGCAAATACAGGACATGTGCCATCGCTGGACACTCGAACCAAATTAAGTTTAGCACTTCTTGGCCATACCGTTACAAGTGAGACGAGACAACGCATCTCAGAGGGTAACAAGGGCAAAGAGCGTACTGCTGCTTTTCGAAGACATCTATCGAAAATTAACCTTGGAAAGAAACACACGGAAGAGTCTAGGCTTCGAATGTCGGGGCGGGTGATGCCTGAGGAGACCCGACAGAAAATTTCTAGGGCATTGAAAGGGCGAGCAAAAGAGGGGATGTCCGAAGAAACCAAGCGTAAGATTTCGGATGCCAAAAAAGGAAAGACACTGTCCTTTGAGACCAGGCAACGAATGTCAGAGGCGCAAAAAGTCCGATGGGCAAAACAAAAATGAAGACCTTTTTTGATGATGAAAGGGTGGTGCGCCGGATTGCAACCCTGTACGTATGCCGGGTTGCACAGGATCACAAATACAAAAAAAGGCACAAGTCCCCTGGCGGAACTAAGATATACGAGTACAGCGACCGTCATGTGAACGACCGGAACAAGGGCAAAGCCCAGAAGGTTGAAAAGCTTCGGCATGGCATCACCAAGCTCCGGGGTCAGGTCCATAAGGATCTCAAGTCCAAGGATGAGAAGACCCGTGCAACGGCCCTGGCTGTTGGTCTCATGGACGCCACCTACGAAAGAATTGGTAATCCGACTTCTGCCAAAGAGGGCCATTTTGGGGTCACTGGATGGAAGGCCCAACACATCACATTTTCCGGGGGCACAGCCACCATCAAGTACGTTGGGAAATCCGGCGTGAAGCATGAGAAGGTCATCAGCACCCCAGGTTCTGTGGCGGCGCTCAAGGCTGCTGTGAAGGGTAAGAAGCCCGGAGACACCGTGGTGGACGCCTCAGCAGAGGATGTGAACGGATACCTCAAGCCCTTCGGTGTCACCGCCAAAGATATTCGTGGCTTTCATGCTAATACAGAGATGCAAACCCGGCTCAAGGCTATCCGGTCCAAGGGCGGCAAGCTGCCCACCGACAAAAAGGAGCGAGAGAAGGCCCTCAAGGAGGAGTTCAAGAAGGCCCTGGCTGAGACAGCCGAGGCGGTAGGGCATGAGGCAGCTACGTTGAAGAGCCAGTACCTTGTGCCAGGTTTGGAGTCCGATTTCCTTAAGGATGGAACGGTCAACGACAAGATGGTGAAGAAAGGCTCAGAGTTGGCACACCGCTGGTTGAAGACGGCCATCATCAACATCAACAACGCCACCGATGGTCCCGAAGGAGATCTGATGTTGAGGGGCGACTACGGGCTCCAGTCCAGCCTGACTTACTACGAGCAGGCGATCATGCAGGATTTGATCATCCACCACCACCCGATCCTGAACACTCCCGAGGGGTATACGCTCAGGGGGCACAAGGTCGGCCCCAGTGCTGTGTGTGAGTTGATGGGAGCCGGATACCTGGAGGACCATGGCGGGGAGATATACTTGTCCCCTATGTACGAAGCCAAGCAGAAGCTCTACCGGACAGCCTCTTCATCCAGACTGATCCTGTTGTATGAGCGGCACTACCCACCCGAGGACAGGTCCATCGAGCATTACGCTGCTTGGCGCAACAGCCTGACCCTCCCGATGGCCCGGACGGCAGCCTATGACATCATCAGACACTGCCCCCATTGTCAGTGCGTCCTGCACGACGGTCCTCGCTACCATGAGCACTGCGACGACTGTGGGTACGACGTAGATTTCCCAGGCGGACGGGAGCGTCTGAAGGACGGGGAATGGACACCCATCCCCGAGGATGACCCCCGGCTGGTCCTGTTCAAAGAGAAGAAGGCAACGCAACTGGATGCTTTCGAGAAGATGTGGCGGACGGCAACCAAGACCCACGGGGAACGTGAGGACGAGGAAGCCGAGCGGTTGCTACGCCCCGAGCCTAAGAAGAAGCCCCCCCGGAATGATCTCCGCCGGGAGCAGATGAACACGGACAAGGACAAGGACACAGAGTCGGAGGGTGCTGACGGGGACAAGGACCTCTCTTTGAATTACAAGCGGATTGCCCTGCGCTGGCTCGCTGCGGCTGGTGAACACAAGCCCGGCGAGGTGTGGCAGACGGAGTCCGGTTGGGCAGGGCAGAACCCAGACGGTGTCCCTCATACCTTCAAGGATCGGACGAAAGCCGAAGCCTACGCCAAGGGTCAGTCCGAGGCCCCTGAGGACGAGGAGAAAGCTGCCCCTGAGGAGGAGCAGTCCCCTGAGACCACCCCTCAGCCTGAGGAACCGAAGAAGAAGCCGAAGCCCCGGAAGGATCCTGAGCAGGTTCGATTTGACCGGAAGGTCCAACGGGAGGTGAAGAACCTGAGGGCAGAACGTAAGGGTGTCAAGGACGCCAAGGTGGAGCTTCGTCAGGCCAAAAAGGATCTCAAGGAGGCTCGTGCAGAACTCAAGGCAACCCAGAAGGGAACGCCTGGGTACGTCATAGCTAAGGATACAGTCGACACTGCCAAGGAGTTGGTGGACCAGGCCCAGGAACAGTTGGACACGGCAACGGAGTCTTTCGAGGCCACCAAAAAGCGGGTGGAGGAGATAAAGTCAGAGCGGGTGGAACGCTACCCCGACAGCAATACGGAGTTGGGCCGTATTCGTTTGCTCCTTCGAGAGTTTGATCAGACGTCAGATGATGACAATGACGGGAGTATGAGGGCCGAGACGCTTGAGGATAAACTCTCCAAGTACGACGTTGCTTCTCAGGAGCAGGCAGCCTCTGCTTTCCAGAAGGAAAGCACCTCCTTGGCCCATCAGGAGTTAACCCCTGAGTTGGTTCAGGAGATCGTGGCAGCCGAGAAGCAGCTTAAAAAGAAGGGCCTGTCCGCCGAGGTTTTCGGGGAGTTGACTGCCCGTGTGATGTTCGGGCACAGCATCCTGGCGAACCCCACCAAGGTTTCGCCTATGCGTGGAGTCGAGGTGGATGGTGCGGAGCAGGCGAAGATCGCCAGAGACTCCTACGATCACTACTCTAAGCTCAATCCCGAACTCCGGGCCAACGCATTCCGGCAGGCAGCGGAGGAACTCAAAAAGCACCCGGACGATTCACCCGATAGTGTCCATCTGTCCCGTGTGGTGGATGGTCTCTACCTGGCCTCAGTAGCGGCTGGGGATGATGACTCCGTGAGGGAGACGGACGGGAAGAGACTCATTCCTGAGCCGTCCGGCATCTTCAAGGCCCTGGTTAAGATGCAGAAGGGCGACGACAGTTTTGGGAGCGAATCAGGTGACCTTGTAGATCTCATGTCTACTGAGTTCTATGGACCCAAGGGAAGGGCTGCACTGCGGACCCGGATCTCAGAATTGGATGACAATGACCTGACCAACCTGTTTACGGGAGGGGATCAGGAACTGGATCGGATGATCCAGGACGCCCTTTCCAAAATGACAGAGCCTTGGCAGCGGGAGTTGCTCAGGGGTCTGATGCAGGATCTGACCCTGGACTCAATGACGACCCAGCATGCAATCCTGACGAGTCAGGCGGGGGCTGAGGAAGGCCCCGAAACTCTGAAAAACCAGGGCACCCGGTCCATGCCTAAGACCCCGGAGGAGATGGACTACACGCTGACGGACTATCGGCGTCGGGCAGCAGATGCTGCTTCGGATGAGATGGAGGCTCTCTTGGCGTGCCTGAGGGGGCATAAGGATTCTGAGACCGCTCGTCAGGCGTGTCAGGAGAAGGCAAATGCGTACCGGATCAAGTCCCACGCTGGGTTCCTGCAACTCGTAACTGATGAGTTTGGTATCCGAGATGAACTAGATCCTTTCCTGGTTCAGTTACGAACGATGTTGGATCGTCAGGATCTCGCAGAACTTGATTTCAAGTTTGTTTCTGAGGGAGCAAAAACGGCGTTTACACGGAAAACAGTCCGTGCAGTTCAATCCTCTGCCTATACGGATGACATAAAGGCGAGGGGCTGAGTGCCCAGCGCTTACCTCCTTTGGGAGGAGCTAATCCGGTCGGCAGACCACATGAGGAGGAATTCCGATGACTGAAATGACGAAGAAGGGCGCTCAGGTAGTGACCAATGATCTGGATCGGGTTGCGACCCTGTTCCAGCAGGATTGGGCCACGCTGGGTATTCCGCAGAAGCTGGCCGTGGATTTCGCATACCGTTGTGATCTTCTGAGCGACGCCGTCGAGAAGAGAGCTGGGGTGCCGAAGACCGCAGCGCCGGACTTCAACCCTGAGGAAATCGGGGAGGAGAAGGCCGGGCCACTCGAAGACGAGCTGGACGAGGCTTTCATGAAGGGCGAGTTCACCCAGCAAGAGAACCGGGAACTGCGTGAGCGGTACCAGGACGGCGACCTGGGCATCACCCCCAACCTCGACCCACAGGCCCCCGCCAGCGGCAAGCAGGGTTTCGAGCAGGTCGGCAGGGACAGCCTGAGCAGCAGGCTCGCAGCGCTGTGTACCCGTGTGCAGGGTCATGCCACCCGGTGTGGATCATCTGATCCGGCCCTTGCCGGACGCATGTTCCGGCTCGCCAGTGCCCTCCTGGACGTGCAGCGGGACGTGCTGACGGGGAAGACCTCGGCGGACCACGCTGTTCGGACGCTCCAGGCCAGCAATCTCCTGAACACTGACAGCCCCTCGGACAAGTTCGCAGCGCTGGTCGCCCATGCAACCAGGGTGGCGAAGAAGTCCGAGGACGAAGACGAGGACGTTCCTGACGAGGGCAAGGAAGCCGGAAAGATCCCACCCCAGTTCAAGGAATTCCTCGATAAAAAGAAGGACGAGAAGGGCGACGAGGACAAGGATGACGACAAGGCCGACGACAAGGGCGACAAGAAGGCCCACGGCTACAACCTGTTCGCCCAGTAAGGAGCCCAGCATGACATCCACCAAATCCGCAGCTTACGTGGATTTCCAACAGAGGGCTAAGGAGTTCTCTGTCGGGGATGAGGTGTCACCGCTGTTCTCCCTCCAGGTCATCGTAGGACGTGTCGTAGCCGTGTGGCCCGCCATCGGAATGGTGGACGTTGAGTGGCCGCACGGCTCCGAACGAGTCCCCGTAGAAGACCTCCAGCGGGGGAATGGTTCCGAGTTTACCCCACCCGAGACGGACAGCGCTAATGTCCCTGGTGGTGAGGGTACGGTTTCAGTCCCCGGTGGTCCCAAGGACGCTGTCACCAGGGTCGCCACTGCTTATCTGAAAAAGTCCCTTTACTGGGCAGCCCGTGATCGTCACTACAAGGCAACAGCCGAGGAGATCACCAGCGGGCAGTTCAACTGTCCCAAGTGCAAGGGTGCCTTCCTTCGTCCTGCCACGTACAAGCGGGCGGAGGGTGTGAGTGATCGTCTGCTGGCCTGTCCGGAGTGCCTGTTCCTCATCAAGAGGAGCGCCCTGATAGGGCATCCTGACTACATTGACGATGGGATTGACGGTGTCCAGGCGGATAGGAAGGTGGTCTAATGGCGTTCTTTCGTTACGCCAATGCCAAGGTCGTTCACCCACAGGTCTCCAAGACCCAGTGGATGAATGTCCGCACGGCTGCGAAGAAGGTAGCCACCGAGGACGGTGAGATCGCCCCTAGTCTGATTCAGCGGGCGTCCGAGTTCCTGGGTGCGGAGTTCAGCCCTAAGCGGTACCTCCTAACCCACGCCACGATCATTGCCTCCGTGGATGTGTCCTCCCCTCCGGGTGTGAAGACAGGGTCCATCATGGAGGACGGTTTCCGGGTGATGCGGAAGTACTCGGATTTCCGGGTCACAACCGAGACCGATAAGTACATAAACAACAATTTTGACGCCTGGTCCCGTGGTGTGTTGCTCAAGGCATTCCAGACCTTCATTGGGGGCCATAATTTCTTGGAGCACGTTCAGATCGAGGACTTATCGAAAGGTCGCATTATTGATGCGGTTGCTCGGGATGTTGGCGACTCGATCTATGTGGACATTCTGATCGCTACAGACCGGAGGCATAAGGATCTCGTCAAGGCCATCGAGAGTGGCAAGATGGGAACCTTGTCCATGGGCTGTACAGTCGATTTTACGATATGTACGAAATGTGGGCATGTTGCAGCCGATGAGACCGAAATGTGCCCACATGTAAAATATAAGAAGGGTAACCTCTTCTTTGATGAGCAGGGTCAGAAAAATCGGGTAGCAGAATTGTGTGGACATGAGTCACTTGATCCCACCGGAGGGGTGACCTTCATCGAGGCTTCCTGGGTGGAGACTCCGGCTTTCACCGGGGCCGTGATGCGGAACGTGCTCGAACCCTCCGTTCAAATGTCCCAACAGATTCAGAAAGTCCTGGCATCAACCCCTCCACAGTGGTTGGAGGATGCGACGGCTAAGGCGGCATCCATGGACGGTGTCATCACCCGCAATTTCCAGAATCCCACCCGGACCCAGTTCCGTACCTCCGACTTCATAGCGGGGGATGTCTTCCTGGCTGGGTGGTTGGAAGATGATGGGGGATCTGAAGAGCCAGAGGGCGAACCTGCAGAGACGGCCCCCGAGGAAGAGCCGACAGAGACGGCTCCTGAAGAGACGACTCCAGCAGAGACCCCCACCAGTCCGCTCAAGGACATGGAGGATGAGGTTTACAAGGACGTACTAGAGAAGCTGAAGCAGCGTCTCAAAGACGACATGCAACAGCCTAGTACCGAGGAGCCACATACCCCCTCGGAGTCCACCAACGAGAACTTGAATCATCAAGCCGCCGTCCGAGCCTATCAGGCCGGATTGCAGGTTGTTTGTAG